GCACAGGACTACTTCAAAGAATTGACTGACCAAGATGTTAGAAAGAGATTATATGAAGAGCAGAAGAATCAGATTGAACAAGACATGGCACCATTTGGTTTTATGAATGATGGTCTTGATGAAAGTTCGTTTGTAGATGCTTCTGGTGATAGATGGAGTACAGCTAGTCCTTTTGATGAGTATGGAAGTAATGCCGGAGGGTGGGAACTCTGGGGTAATTACTAATGAATTTAGATGAGCAGATCGAGTTAAACCATCTACTACTTACTGATAGAAAATGTAAGAGTTGTGGAGACATCAAGAATCTTGTAGATGGATTTTATAGAACAAGAAAGGACAGAGGACCAGTACCATCTTCCTATTCATATGTCTGTAAAGAATGTTTTATAGAGTATGTGAAAGAGAAGAAGAAAGAGAAGTGCCCAAAGTCAAGGTGGGAGTATCCAGACTGGTGACTTACGTCACATTTACGTCTCCAAAAAGGTCAAATTTCTAAATACTATTAGTTAAATTGAGACCATAGGAGAGAGAAAACATGGCTACTCCTCAATTATCTCCAGGAGTATTAGTCAGGGAAGTTGACTTAACTGTTGGTAGAGCTGAGAACGTTCTTGACAACATTGGTGCAATTGCAGGCCCATTCCCAATCGGACCTGTAAATGAGCCAATTACGATTGAGACCCAACAACAATTCCTGGATACTTTTGGTCAGCCAATTGGAACTGACAGACAGTACGAATACTGGATGACTGGAAATTCTTTCCTCTCATATGGTGGAATCCTTAAAGTTGTTAGAGTCGGTGGTAATAACCTTAACAACGCAAACGCTGCTGTTGGTGGTGCATCGACTACCGTCGTAATTGAAAATGTTGACGATTACGATCTCAACCATACCACTGATACTTCCTACTACTGGGCAGCAAGAAACCCCGGTGAGTGGGGAACCGATCTGAAAGTCTGTACTATCGATAACAAGTCGGACCAGATTATTAGTGTTGCTTCTACTAACCCCGGAGCATTGAATCTGGCTGTTGGAACTGCTGTTACTACAGCAAGAACTGCTACAAGTATTCCTGGTGCTGGTGCAGTCAATACATTCACCGGTTCTCTTAAGGGTATTATTACTGGTGTTAGCACTGACGCACAGAACGGTAACAGTTCTATCGAAGTTAGAGTACTGGAGAGAGTATCCCCCACAGTTCAGGATATTCAAACTGCAGGTATCACAACTATCTCGTCTGCTGCTGCAGCTGCTGCAACAACAATTAGTGTAAACAGTACGGTTGGTGTTACCACCGGAACTCTGTTTGTTTCGACCGGAAACATTGCAATCGCTATCGAAAGCTTTGTTGCGAATACATCGGTTACACTGGCAACAGGAATTGGTGTTTCACTTCCTACAGTTGGTGCAGGTGTTACTTATCAAACCATCGTATCTACTGCAGGTACATCAACATCTATTAATTATCAACAATATAATGATTCTGCTGCATTCAAAGAGTCTGATGTTCTTACTCTTGCAAATGCATCACAGACCCTTAGCAATACAGTAACTGCTGGATCTGTTAAAGACTGGTATGATAATCAAACCCTGAATCTTGCAAACTCCACTATTTACTGGAAGAGTCTTGCTCAAAGACCAGTAGATAATCAGTATGTAACTCAGAGAAAGGGAAGTAACGACGCAATGCACGTCGTTGTAGTTGATGACTCTGGTTCAGTAACAGGTGTTCAAGGAAATATCCTTGAGTCATTCACCTCCTTGTCTAAAGCATCCGATGGTCAGGCTGACGCCGATAACCCAACTAAGACTTTCTATAAGGACTTCGTTGCACTGAACTCCAAATTTGCATTCGCTGGTTACAATCCTTCTCAGAAGGAAGATACCTATCATGGAACTATTCCAGTTGCATCAGGTTTCTCATCTGGTAACACGCCATACACTGTAGCAGAGGGTCTGTGGGGTCAAGTTGCACTAAACAATAACTTTGCTTCACTTGGATCTGTATCTTACACACTCAAGGGTGGTGCAGACTATGCTGCTAATGGTGGTATGGCGGCTGACCTATCTAATCTTGTTACCGGTTACGGTAAGTTTGATAATAAGGATGAGATCGAAGTTGATTATCTCTTGATGGGTCCTGGTTTGACTGTAGAAAATCAATCTCAGGCAAAGGCAAATTATCTGGTTTCTATCGCAGAAGGTAGAAAGGACTGTGTAGCTACAATTTCTCCTCACAGAGACAATGTGGTAAATGTTTCTAATTCTGGAACTCAGACTCAAAACATCCTTCAGTTCTACGCACCGATTTCATCCTCCTCGTTTGCTGTACTTGATACTGGTTACAAGTACATGTTTGATAGATTCAATAACGTGTTTAGATACGTACCAACTAACGGTGACGTTGCTGGTCTGATGGTAAGAACTGCGATTGAAGCATATCCTTGGTTCTCTCCTGCAGGCACACAAAGAGGAATCCTCAACAATGCTATTAAGATGGCATACAACCCATCTAAAGCAGAAAGAGATGTTCTTTATGGATCTAGAATTAACTCTATTATCACCCAAAGAGGTGCTGGTATTGTACTATTCGGTGATAAGACCGCTCTGGCTTATGCATCAGCATTTGACAGAATTAATGTTAGAAGACTATTCCTGACGGTTGAGCAATCACTCCAGAATGCTGCCAACTCTCAACTCTTTGAACTTAATGATTCAAATACAAGAGCTAACTTTGTCAATATCGTTGAACCCTACCTGAGGGATGTACAAGCTAAGAGAGGTCTTTATGACTTCCTCGTAGTTTGCGACGAGACAAACAACACTCCTGACATCATTGATAACAATGAGTTCAGAGCTGACATCTTCCTTAAGCCAACCAAGTCTATCAACTTCATCACCCTGACATTTGTCGCCACCAGAACTGGTGTTGACTTCCAGGAAGTTGTTGGAACTGTTTGATTTTATTAAATAACTAAGGAGGCTTAACCAATGGCAGAAACAAGAACCCTTTCACAATTTAAATCGAGATTAGCGGGCGGAGGGGCCCGCCCCAATCTATTTGAAGTCTCGATTCCTTCTTTCCCCACCGCAGTTACTGATGCGTGGGGAAGTGGAGATCAGTCTGAGAATGGAACGTTTAAGTTCCTTTGTAAGGCTGCAGTTCTCCCAGCATCTAATACACCTTCATTTCAGGTACCTTTTAGAGGTAGAAATTTGAAGGTTGCTGGTGATAGAACCTTCGATCCTTGGACCGTTACCATCATTAATGATGAGGACTTCCAACTCAGAACAGCATTTGAAAGATGGGCTAATGTAATTAGTAAGCTAGACGATGCTACTGGTGTTACCAATCCTGCATCTTATATGTGTGATGCTTACGTTCAACAACTTGGTAGAGGTTCTGAAAAGTTTGCAACAACCAACGATGGTGGTGAGTCTGCAATTCTTAGAACTTATAAGTTCATCGACATCTTCCCAACCACAGTTAGTGAGATTCAGTTGAGCTATGATAGTGGTGATACCCTGGAAGAATTTGATGTCACATTCGATATCCAGTACTACACTATCGGTAATTCCACCCAATCCACCGGAGCTAACGGTGGTGAGGTTCTGGTTGAATGATAAATAACTAGACAAGCAAGTCTAGTTAATCATAATGGCCAGATTATTTGGTTTTTCAATTGAAGATAACGACAAGAATCCACCTGGCGTAGTTTCTCCGATTCCTCCTTCTAATCAGGATGGATCTGAGGCCTTCGCCAGTAGTGGATTTTTTGGTAGTTATAATTTAGACATTGAAGGTCTCTACCGTAATGAGACAGATCTCATTAGAAGATATAGGACAATGGCACTCTATCCTGAGTGTGATAGTGCAATCGAAGATGTTGTAAATGAGGCAATTGTATCTGATACGAATGACTCACCTGTAGATATTGAGTTATCAAACCTCAATGCAAGTGATAATATTAAAAAGATTGTAAGAGAAGAGTTTAGATATATTCTAGAACTTCTAGATTTCGATAAGAAAGCTCACGAGATTTTCCGTAACTGGTATATTGACGGAAGACTTTATTATAATAAAGTTATTGACCAGAAAAATCCTCATGAAGGTATTCAAGAACTGAGATATATTGACGCTTCTAAGTGTAGATATGTAAGAAAACTAAAGAAGCAAGATAAAACTACAGGTAATGGAAGGGATGACTTTGGTAGGTCATCTAATCCTCAGGATTACAACTTCCCAGAGATTGAAGAATACTTCATGTACACTCCAGATATGGGTACTGCCCGTGGTGGATATGGTGGCAATCCTGCAAAGGCTATTAAACTTACCCGTGATTCTGTCACCTATTGTACTTCTGGTCTGGTAGATAGAAACAAGGGACTTACATTGTCCTGGATGCACAAGGCAATCAAACCTCTCAATCAGTTGATGATGATTGAGGATTCATTGGTTATCTACAGGTTGTCAAGAGCACCAGAAAGAAGAATTTTCTATATTGACGTTGGTAATCTTCCCAAGGTCAAGGCAGAACAATATCTGCGTGATGTCATGATGCGTTATAGAAATAAGATGGTCTATGACGCCAATACTGGTGAAATGAGAGATGACAAGAAGTTTATGTCCACGATGGAAGACTTCTGGCTTCCTAGAAGAGAAGGTGGTAGAGGAACAGAAATTACTACACTTCCTGGTGGTCAGAACCTTGGTGAAATTACTGACATTAACTACTTCCAAAGAAAACTCTACAAAGCATTAAATGTTCCTGAAACCAGAATTGGTGGAGAGGAAGGTTTCTCATTGGGTAGATCATCAGAAATCTTGAGAGATGAAATTAAATTCTCCAAGTTTGTTGGAAGAATGAGAAAAAGATTTTCAGCAATGTTTAACGATATGCTGAAGACTCAACTTCTTCTTAAAAATGTTGTTACTCCTGAAGATTGGGAGTATATGGCTGATCATATTCAATATGATTTCCAGTATGATAATCATTTTGCAGAACTTAAAGACGCAGAACTCACAACTGAAAGACTAAATCTTGCTGCTTTGGCTGAACCATATGTCGGTAGATTTTATTCACAAGATTATGTAAGAAGACATATCTTGCGTCAGACTGACGAAGAGATTATCGAACAGGATGAATTGATTGAAAAGGAAATTGAGAATGGTGTCATTCCTGATCCTAATGCAATGGCTGATCCAGAAACTGGAATGCCAATGGATCCAGCAATGGGTGGTGTGCCCGGTGATACTACTGGTGGATTGTTAGGAGCAACACCTCAATCACCAGAAGTTGATGAGACATCAATCAACACTTCACCTACCAATAAAAAACCTTCCGGTGGTGAAATCTAAATACATTTTGTAGAACTAACTTTTTTTATGGACGAACTTATGGATTTGCTCGTCAAGGACGACGCAAACGCTTCACAAATCAGTGATAAAATTAAAGATATTCTTTTTGCAAAGAGTGCTGAAAGTATTGAGACTATCAGACCACAAGTAGCTGCATCGGTATTTGAAGATCCTGCTGCTGAGGTAGAAAATGAAGTTGATAACGTAGAGGAAACGGAGGATGAGGAAGAAGAATAATAAATAAGTATTATAGAACTATTGAGAATAATGAGCGCTACCAGACCTGTTGGAATTAATAGCACTGTAAGCACCAGTACATCCTCTGCTCAGACCTCTGCAATTTCGCAACAGTCTGATACTTTGAGAGTTGTTGCTGAAAGTGTTGGTGTCTATGTGAATTACGGAGCTAATCCGACTGCAACAAATGAAAATATCTATGTTGGAACCTCTGATGATCTTAAGATCTCTCTGGGTCCTGTTTCAGCACAGAAGGTTGTAGGTGTTACTAAAGGTACATCGACAATTATTGATTTCCCCGAGGGAACTGGTAGTCCATTTGATGTGGGTGATACTGTATCCCTGACTGCACCTAACCAAGCTGCATTTAATTTCAGTCATCAAACAGTAACAGCTGTTAATAGAACAGCTGGTGTTGGAGGTTACTTTAGCACAAGAATTACTGTTAGTTACAACTCTTCTGCAGTATCTGGAACATTCGCTGATCCTGATGCAACATTGAGAAAGTCTTTCAAAGTTGCCGTAAAGACTGAAGCCGGCACTGGCAAGGCATACATTCAACAAGTACAAGCATCCTGAAAACAATGAAACTAATCAGAGAAGAAATCGAAACAGTAGATTTTATCGTTGAAGAAAAGAACGGTAGAAAGTCTATGTTTATTGAGGGTATCTTCCTTCAGGGAGACATCTGCAATAGAAATGGTAGAATGTATCAGATGGATACCTTGAGAAAGGAAGTCCAGAGATATACTGAAAACCATATTCACGCGGGTAGAGCCCTTGGAGAACTGGGACATCCAGATGGCCCAACTGTTAATTTGGACCGCGTCAGTCACAAGATTGTGTCACTTAAGGAGAGTGGTACTAATTTTATTGGTAAGGCAAAAATTCTTTCTACTCCAATGGGTAAGATTGCAGAATCTCTTATTGGTGAAGGAGTCAAACTGGGTGTTTCTTCTAGAGGTATTGGATCTCTGATGCAAACTAAAGAAGGTGTCAATGTTGTTGGACCTGACTTTATGTTAGCTACTGCAGCTGACATCGTAGCCGACCCCTCTGCTCCTGATGCT